CACTTGGACGCTCACGGACGGTGACAGTGGCGAGACTATCTCGTTCCAGTCCATCGGCACCGGGGCGGACAGCGGCGACAAGGCTGCGTATAAGGCAGCTACCGGCGCACTCAAGTACGCTCTGCTCACTGGGTTCCTCATCCCAACAGGTGATGACCCTGAGGCGGACGGCAAGACGGATGACGAGGTCATTGCCGCTAAGGCTAAGGATCTCTTCAACGGAGTGGTTCAGCAGCCAACCAAGAAAAAGGCTGATGAAGTAGGGGAGTTTGATTTCTGATGGCAAGACTAGACATCTGGCTGAGCGACAAGAAGACGCCAGTCAACAAGGTATCCAAGAACGGTAACAACTATCTCGAGGTCTACGGCACGATGCAGACCGCAGCGTATGAGGAGTGGGCAGACAGCGACCGAAGCAATTCGGCGCCTGACCGCTACGCCTACATCACGCTCCGGTTCTTCGACGCCGAAGCTCAGGACCACGTGGGTAAGGTATACGAGTGGGCCATCTCTCAGGAGAAGGACCCCCGCCCTAACGTCCACGTAGTCGGCAAGCTCAACGAGGACCGCGAGTACAACGGCAAGCTGTACTTCACCATGCTGGTGTCGGACATCTCGCCACTCAAGTACGGCGCACTGCGCACCCGCAAGAATGGGTAGGCGCGAGTTGTCGCTCAAGCTAGTGGATAGCGTTGAGGCATGGAAGGCTGACGGATTCGACCACTGCGTGGTTGGCATCGGCCAGCAGTTCACCGAAGGCGGACAGGTTTACATCTTCATCTATAGCAAGAAGGCAATCATTGAAACGATTGCCACTGACATTATCGAGGAGATTAATAACCGCGTTAAGGTGAGCAAGGAAGAGAAGGCGGCCCTATCCGCAGACGCATACGACCAAGCGTTGGAGTTCTTTGACTACAACATTGCCGGTGCGTACATTGGCAGGGGCATGCCGGTCTTCATCGAAGACACGGTAGAGAACCTCAAAGAGGAAGTACTAAATGTCTGACGCGGCACGCAGGGGCAGGCTCAACCGCTCGAGGGGTAATGCCTTCGAGCGGGAGGTCGCTCGCAAGTTTGGTGGTAAGCGTGTCGGCCAGTACGGTGGGCCTGAGGATGTAGCTGCCGGGCAGTTCAACATCCAGGCCAAGTGCGGCCAGATGTTTAGCGAGAAGTACTGGCGATGGTTGGCAGCCATCCCACGTAAGGCGGACCAGGTTCCGCTCCTTGTTGTCGGTGATGCTCCGGGTTCCGGGGCTAAGCGCAGGGTGGTAGTGATCATCGAGGAGTCCGACTTCCTCGATTTGGTAGGAGGTAGTGATGCAGAGGCCACGCAAGAAACTGAATAGCCTCGACCTGGCTGTTGCCTGGGCGAGAATCTTTGAGCTTATTCGCACCCGGCTCAAGGAGTTGGAAGTTCCAAACGCAGACGAGATCGCAGCCGGTGCGGCAAACATCCTAGCTAAGGAGGGCGCCAATGGCGACAACGCCTGATGAAAAACCATTTCGGTCCACGCAAGCAAAGGTGGTTGAAGAAGTTCGCAAAGCAACTACTCAGTACTCCACGCGAGCGGCGATTTCGGTCGCAGCATTCTTCGCGGTGGGTACTGATCGCATCGAAGCAGCGATTCCTCTTTCGATTCTACTCTTTGTAGTAGGAGGGAAGCGATGAGTAACGTACCGCCGAGCTTCGGCCAGTACTTTCAAGACCTGTTCGACGAGGCGCACGCCATCATGGTGCAACGGCAGGAGTCATACGGTCCAGGGAACGTTGAGAACCTTGGTCCGGTCGGCGTCTTCTCTCGCATGGCCATGGATAAGGTAGGGCGTATCTCTAACTCGATGAACGGACGCATCGAGGGCGGCAAGCTCATCATGGACCCGGGCTGGTATACGCCCGAGCTGCATGATGCGTTGATCGATACGATTAACTACGCCGCTATCCTCATTGCACTTGGCCAGAACAAGTGGAGTCAGGTGTCCAGGGGAATCAGCAGCCACACGCTGGCTTGCGGGTGCAACCAATGCACATGATGCCTGAGGTGGAGGTCGTTCCTATCCTTAAGGAAGGCAAACGCCACGCCTCAGTGACACTCATGTACAGCGGTGGCGGGTGGAAGGCACACGCCATGTACTACAACCGCTCAGAGAAGGTAACCGCTCACAAGATCGGTGAAGGACCTGAGCTACTAGGCCAAGAGTCTGCGCGGCAGATAGCTCTTGACCTGGCCAACAAGTGGCGAGATGAAGAAGTCAAAGCCGGACGCTTCTGATTTCTTCAAGGAGGATGCCAAGCGTCTGGGCTTGGGCCTCCGGGAATACTGCCGAAAGTTTGGCATAGAGTATGAGTCTTTGGGTGGGATCGATAGGGTCGACCCCTTGACAAAGCATGAGCACAGGGACTACCGTACTTGTGACGTATGCAGGATGAACTCCATCCTCAACGGCCGGAGTACGGAGGACCTAAATGATTAGCTCATTAGTATTAGCAGTGGCGCTAGCCTTTCAAACTACGGGAGTTCAGACTGGCTACGCCACATGGTATGGCGATACCACACCGGGCGGCCCTAAGGGTTGCTACGGTGGGTATCGCAATACCTGCAGCCCCTACGTTCCCACCTCTGAGGGTGGGCGTGGGGGCGAACTTATCTGGTACGCAGCTGTGCCGGGATTCAAGTTCCGCGACAAGCCATACAAGGTTGAGGTATGCCGGCATAAGTATCCGGAGCGCTGCGTCGTAGTGACGGTGCGCGATTGCCTCTGCAGCAAGAAGACAAGGAATGTGATAGACTTATCTCCGGCAGCATTCATGCGACTGTCCACGTTGGGAACAGGCAGGGTGCTGGTTACAGTTAGGAGGGTTCCTGATGTACGATACGGAGGACGCTGACATTGGAGTGGGCGAGTGCCCCATCTGCGGCAAGTACCGCAAGCAGATCGACGCCGGCACCATGAAGCCGTGCTACATGTGGGATAGAGTTAAGGGGGCGGAAGATGAGGAGTGATTATTGGAGGGCCCGGTCTGCCATTGGCCAGCTAGAGATAGCAGCTATACGGCTAGCCGAGCGACTCGGACACGCACCGAAGATGGTTAAAGACGACAGGCACGCGACATCCATCGGGTGCTTCCGGTGTGACGCCTGGGGCTGCGCCGAGATAGACGGCGGAGAGCTGGTGCACGGCGACGTATTCGAGGCCGAGTGTGGTATTATCGTATTTAGCGGGGACGACCTGACAATTATCAAAGAGACTTTAGGAGGGGAATAGTGAACACATCGCCACACAATAGCGAAGCCGAGCGCTCACTACTCGGCTCGATTCTTATCGACAACGCAGTGCTCGACGACATCGAGCTGGTGCCGGAAGATTTCTACGACCGGCGCAACATCCACATCGCACACGCGATCCGGGACCTGCGTGCCAAGGACGTTGCCATCGACAACATCACACTGCTAGACCAGCTAGCAGCTAACGGTCACGAGGTAGAGGCTACGTACATCTCCGACCTAACTCGCAGCGTGCCTACCTCAGTGCATGCAGACAGTTACTTCGAGATCGTCGACCGCATGGCCGTTGTGCGTGGGCTGGTGAAGGCCGGCACCGACATCGTCAGTACCGCCTATGCCAACGCCGATGACCCTAACAAGGCGCTCGATGAGTCAGAGAAGATTCTCTTCTCACTTAGCAATCGCCGTCGCCAGGTACGCTGGTCCGACGCTGCTGACCTGATGAACATGACGAAGGGTCGAGTTAAGTCCATCGTTGTGGACGGCGTAAAGCATGGCGTACGTTCCGGCATCGGTCAGATCGACGCTATTACCGGTGGCTGGCAGAAGTCAGACCTAGTCATCCTTGCCGCCCGGCCTAGCGTAGGTAAGACCGCACTGGCTACCAGCATGGCGCTGTCAGCTGCGATCAACGGCAAGCGCGTGGCCATCTTCTCCATCGAGATGAGTGCCGAGCAGGTGGGCTCACGCCTACTGTCGTCAGCATCTGGCATCCCGCTCGCTGCTATCCGCAACGGTGGCATCGACCTGGTCCAGCTGAGCGAGCTAGAGGACTGGGCTGAGACCCTGTCTAAGCTGAACATCTACGTCGACGACGCACCGGCAGCTACGCCAGCCATCGTCAGGTCGAAGTGCCGCAAGATTGCAGCCGAGCGTGGCGTTGACCTGGTCATCGTTGACTACCTGCAGCTCATGTCCCCGGACAAGGGCAGCAAGGATGCCAACCGCGTGAATGAGGTGGCCGACATCAGCCGCGCACTCAAGGCGCTGGCGAGAGAGCTTGACGTACCGGTCATCGCTCTCTCCCAGCTCAGCCGCATGAGTGAGTACCGTGACAGCGGTGAGCCACGGCTCTCCGACTTGCGTGACTCCGGTGCCATCGAGCAGGACGCCGACATGGTGCTAATGCTGTGGCGCAAGGAGCAGCCAGACTTTACTAAGCAGTCTGAGGTAGTCAGCTGCAAGATTGCCAAGCACCGCAATGGTCCGACCGGTGTGTGCGATCTCGAGTTCATCAAGTCGACCGCAACGTTTAGGGGGTAACATGTTTAAGCTAGAGCTAAGCTGCGAGTGTGACGTACAGATTTGTGACCATACGACAGACCTATTGGCAGAGCTAGTCCAGGATGCATTCGACGAAGGGTTCGACCATGGATGGAACGAGGCGTTCGGCATGTTGCACAAAGGACTAGTCGAGCGCAAGTTCGAGGGGGCAGAGAACCTTAAGTCGCCACCCCCTCCCCCACGTAAGGCAAAGAAGGCTAGGCTCCACGACTCGAAGCGAGCAGCTAACGATGGAGAGTACAATAACTAGCTCGACCCATCGCAAGGTGCGCGCTACGGGGGGCGTTGCGCATCAAAAAAAAATCCCTAAGGAAGGCTGGTACTTCCTTAGGGATTATCTAGTTCCGGCATCCGTGCCCATGCCGGTGTATCATTCAGCCGTATACAACTTCTCCAAAGAGTCCAGCTTGGACGATTGCATCAGCCACATCTGCGTCGATATCCTGGATGTTGTAGTGAGGCCTGTTGTTAAGCACCCACTTAACACCAGCCCTAATCTTGGCTGGCGTCAGCTCGACATCCTTGAAGTCTTCGCCTTCTGTATCGGATAGAACTGCCAGTACCATGTCATCTCCAAGAGAGATGGCGGTCTTGTATGTATCATCGTTGTACAGATACATCCACTTGTATTCGTCAGCTATGGCCCAGTAACCGATGCCACCTTCCATAGCTGTTGTAAAGATTTCTACTACCTCTGTGTCTGTCAGCTCAACATCTAGGATTCTCATAGTGACTCCTTATCTTTCATCATTCTATCCCAGCACTCAGTGCAATAAATCTTCCAGTCTTCTTTTGATGCAGAGAAGTCAACAACGATGTGGCCTTCGTCGTACTCTGGTAGTTCCTGGTCACATTCCCAACAGATTCGGCTAGTCATTATCTTCCTCCTCTAAGAAGCAGTCGTGGCCATAGTACCACTCTGCTGCTTGCTCTTCTACATCAAGGTCGAAGACCTTGTTGCATTCGACACACTTAACAATCCCAATAGTCCTAAGACTAATCATCTGACTTCACTCCTTTCTCTGCCTGATGCTCAGCTTCAGCTAGCTTCTTCTCGCACTCAGCGATGGCTGGCTCTACTACTTCTTCGAAGAACTTGCTGTATCCACCTGGGTACACATACCCACCGCATCCATCAAGAGTCTCGGTGCTAGTGCATCCGCACTCCTTGCACTTGTTCTCTGTGTAGATGTCGAATCGGAACACTTCACCCCTGAGGTATGCATCGAAGTTCTCTACCGCATCACGAAGGAATCCCTCGTACTGATGTGGCAGTAGCCCCCACTCATCTGCAATCTTGCGAGTGATGCATGCGAATCCGCACTGCCCGCTATCCCATGGGTCATTGTATCCACCAAGGCTTACGCTGACACCACTGTGTGCCAGCATGAACAGCGGCTGGTAGTACACGATGCTTTCTGCTTTGAGCGCAGCATCGAATTCATCCATGCCATCGCAGACCTCATCAACTGCGATGTGCCTGCCGGTACCACGAGTACCAATGATGTAGAAATCGCTGCGGATATCCGTTGTGTCGTAGTCATAATCCACATGGGTTTCCCACTGGATACCTGACTCTGTCTTGCCACCTTCAATAGCTGTGTTCATAGTCCCTCCTGTGCGTCATGAATATAATGCTTAGCAATCTGATAGAAGTCTACCGATGGTAGATATCCAATGAAGATTGCGTCAGATGCTGGCCCATGCAGTTCGTCCCGGTCGATGTGTCCGAAGAACATCTCACCTGTAAAACCTTCGAGCCAGTTAGCCAATGCATACTTAGCCTGGTCTGTATCTACCTTCTCATCGTCTGTCGCATCTTCAAGTTCCTTGAGCGCCTGCTCATAGATAGCGTCGCCCATACCATCTACTTCACCAATCCACAGTGCCGTGTTCCAGGTTTCCCAGTTCGTCCAACCATTGTATGACTTGTCGCACATGGTACCTCCTATGCAGCGTGTGCCGGATGGCGACGCCCGTCACCACCCGGCTGCACCCTGCTGCTTATTACTTGACGCCCTTTGATGCCAAGTACTTCTTGTCCTTCAACTTTTTGCTGAAGGTGATATGAACTTCAGCAACTGTACCTTCGTACAAATCAGCTGTGTCTACACTCTCAGTGAAGTCACAACCTGGTCGCTGTGCTCGCCACTGGCGCAGCAGACCTGCGTCGCTGAGAGTAGCGTTGAACCCATGATAGCCATCCCAGGCCTCATTGATTTCTGTTACCTTCAGGTCAAGCGATGTCGCTGCATTCAATGCTTTGACTGCACCGCTAACGCTGTTGCTGTAGGTATTACCCTTGCCAACACGCTTGGCCAACTCAGGCAAGGATGCCTGCATGATTAGGCCAACAATGCTTGCGCTATCTACGGGAATACTTACCTGCTGATTGAACTCAGCCTGTAGTTCCTTGAGCTTGGGTGCACCGCACTTGTTCTCAGTATTCTTAGCCATTGGTTACCTCCTCTGACCTGACGGTCTTATATCCATAAGTCGAGTTCTCATAGTAAGCCTCGATCTTATATGTATTATCAAAGCCTAGCTGTCCATTCTCATAGCTAGTTAGAGTCTCAAGGAACGCAATGAGGTTGACGAACTTCATCTTGTCGTCATACCCATTGTTGCCCTCGATAAGATTATCTAGCCGGTTCATGAACATGGCCTGCAACTTAACGATGAAGTTGACATGCCGCATGGCCTGCTCAACATCGTGCTTGCTGTAACCTAGGATGTCATCAATCTCATCAATGACACTAGATACAATACCCAATGCATAGTCTGCATTTCGCACTGCATCCTTTGCATTGTCGGCTGCTTGGTCAGCATCCCATGATCCTGCTTCGATGCTATTCTGAGCGGACTCAAGCCGCTCTTTAAGGTCATGAATGTCAGCCATTTGCTACCTCCTTACATGCATCGCAGCACCAGTCCACATAGACTGATGTACTACTATTAGCCTGTGACTTCATGTCTGCTACTGTCTCGCGCACTGCTTCGATAGTGCCTTCAACAATAGCAGATGTGTGGCTATCTGGAACCTCTGTGAATGTCACGAACTCCAGCACTGCACGATGCAGCTCGCCATCACATCTTACTTTATCGTCAATCATTGAATACCTCCTTCTGAATTATTGCTACTAAGAATACGTTCAATAGCTTCCATCACCTCCTTTTCTGTCATATCTTCTACTGACTTATCGGAACGCTCGATGTTAGGATTCAGCAGCCATTCCTTATCTGGCTCATCCTCACCAATAGTTTTGGCAAGCGATGCTGCGATTGGGAACAAGCACATCTGTACGATGCTCATGTATTCACGCAACATCTCGTGTGTCCACTCGGCTGCTTCAGCCTGTGACTCACCGGTATCTTGCATGTACTCCATCTCTGCACCTACAAATGTTTCAGGATATGCAAGCCTGAAGCGAGGAGTGTTATTGCCAAGTGCTCTGAACATCTGGATGGCTGTCATCGCTGAGCCATATGCAGCGCGAGCATTCTCTTCCGTCGGGAAGTCATACTCAATCTTGACCGACACTGTACCGTTGTCGTTCATGTTACCTCCTGCTGGTTCTATATTGCTACGGGGGGCAGACCAGCACGCCCGACCGCAGCGCACCAAGCCATCGCTAGGTACGCATTTGCCCTTTCTTCCTGCGCTATGGGGAGAGCACTGCGGCTCTCCCCAGTTGCGCAAGTTGCTAATATACCTGGGCTCCACCCAGATTGCGAGCTACCATGAGGAAGTCAATCCACTCATCCAAGAGTCGTGGTTTCCCGTCAAGCTTCTCGTATATAGCATCCATCTCAGAGTTATCAATGCGGCCAGCATCACTGAGCAGCATGTCAATCTCTTCCGGAGTAATGATGTCGCCATCATTGTAACTAATCTTCATAATCAAGTTGTCATACTTGTTGAAGCTTTCCGGATTAGTATCTGCTACATGTCGAATCCAATCACGCAGCTCTGACATGCCCCAGATGTTGGCTCGGAAGTATACACTTCCGTCTCCTTCATACTCGGCATCAGCTGGGATAACTACTTGTTCTTCCCCGGTCAACGATTCAATGCTGACCTTCACGTTGAACATGTAGTTATATCCGTATTCCCTGCCAAACTTCTCTGCCAGTTCCTTATTCTTTTCTACTGTATAGATATCGTAACCCATAATGCCTCCTTAAATCTCTTCTTGATAGGATTGTTCCCACATTCCTGGGATGTTAGACCTGATGCTGGTAAACCCATCCTTTCCGACCACTAAGTGGTCTAGCATCTCGATGTCGAGCAGCCTTGCTGCCTTAACAACATCCTTTGTAAGCCTTGCGTCCTCATCTGAGTGCGCATGGTCTCCACTTGGGTGGTTGTGTACTAGCACCATGCCAACGCCGTTGCACATAAGCACTGGCGATAGCAACTCTGAGATGCGTACGCTAGTGCCAGTTGCGGTGCCACGATATACTTCTTGGATGCCAATAAGATTGTTGCGTCCATCGACAACCACTACGAATAGTGACTCCTGGCTGGCGCCAGATGCGAAGTCTCGGAAGTACTCTACTGCCTGAGCTGGCTTCTCAATCCGCAGGTTGCTTGGCATAACCTCTCGCCTTACTACTGAGAACTCATACTTCTTATACAACATGTCTCTCTCCTTACTTAAATAGGCCATATGCTTTATCAAGCAATGACAATACAACGATGCCAATAACTGTGCCGATAATCGATGCGATTACCGTCCATAGGAATGCTGCTAGTTCCATCGGTTAATCTCCTTCCATACATACCTTGCTACAAGGGTAATGACTATGCCGGCAAGCATGCCTGCCCACCAGCTGGATGTACCGAAATCACATGCCACGGTAGTACTCCTCATTAATGGCGCGGATGCGCTCACGCTCAACCGCTATTGTTATACGGCGCTCAACCTCATAGGCAAGCAATCGCTTGGGCGCCCACTTAATCTGTTCACCCCTGAAGAAGCTGTCTATATGTATAATACAAAGCCTCTTCTTACCTCTGATAGTACGGATACCATCATAGGTACATAGCCTGTTGCCGTTCATTGCTTGGCAGATCATTGATCCTCCTTGCGCTTAGGCTTCTTCTTCATCTTCTCGAATGTTACATCATACCCTGCCATATAGTTGTTATACACATCCAGATAAGCCTCGAACTCTGCATCTGCCTGTTTGCTACACTCCGTTGAGCAGAAGCCTTCGCTTGTTCCTACTCCTTGGATTATGTTGCCACACCATGCGCATTCCACTTGTCAACTCCTTTTCAACTGTGCATACTAACCGAGTATGCTGCGGGGGGTAGACCAGCACGGTCACCCGAAGAGGGAGAGAGCACGGTAATACGCCATCTCCCCTCACATGCGAGCCACCTGTCGACCTTATCAACACCTGTGGATAAGTATGTGGCCATCGTATCAAGGCTGAGGTTACATTTTTGACGCAAGCTTGCGCGCATCATCGCCAGGTATGCAACCGGTTCCCTTGGGCGGTACTAGGGGGGAGCCTTGCGGCTCCCCCCGTTCCCTGGGGGCTGCTCCCCCTGGGGACTACTTCTCGATGGCTTCGACCTGGACTGCGCTGAGCGTCCACTCGCCCTTGCGGTCGATGGATGCGTTGGCAATCACCTGGACGAACTGCCACTGATGGTTGCGGAGCACTTCCGCCATCTCGCCCCGAGCGATGACTGGGAAGAAGCCGATGACGCGGTCTTCCGAATCAACCTCCTCGATGCGAGCGACTGCGAAGGTCGCTGCCGCTGCGCCCACTGGTGCGGTTGCGCGGAACGAATCCACCGCACCATCGCGCTTGTACTCCGCTGCGAGCGGATGGTCGTGCGCCCCCTGGACGAGACCTCGAAGAACTACCTGAGCCATCGTTGGCTCCTTTCTGCCCGACGATGCGGGCACTACGGGGGGCAGACCAGCCCGCCCCCTCAACGATTCACGGAAGAGGCAACGAGCCATCGTCCGTGGTAGAGGGCTGCGCGCTGGTCGCTCCCCCTATGGGGGGCAGACCAGCCTGCCTCTACACCAGCCGATTTTTGCTGGGGGGAGTCCCCCACCAGCATTCGGCTGATGGCCGACTGTGGTAGGGTTACCGGTCCTCCCGGACTGACATACCCATCTGATAAGGAATCTTAATAAAATCTTATTGTGCTCCAGGCATTGACAGGTTTGGATATATATAGAACCCTAATAGAACTACTCTCTAAGAGGGTATATACTCTCTTAGATTCCGGTTTTAAGGGTTATAAATAGAAAGTCTATACCCTCTTAGAGGGTGGGAGAATATGGCAGAAGACAACAAGCGCCCAGGACCTTTGGACCCGGCGGACATTCTGGCCAAGCTTGAGCTAATCAAGCAGCAGGTCCAGCAGTCCATGCCCGAGTTCGACGTACCTCAGCCGGCGGCCCCAGAGGCCCCGGCTAAGCCTGTTGTTGCCGAACCAGCACCTTTGCCGCAACCTGCCCCTTCCCAGGCCATGGCACCCACTGCGCCCCCAGCTGCTGTCGCCCCCTCCGCTCCGGCAGTTGGGGGTACTACTTCAGCCCCGATGGAGTATTCACCAGTGAGAACAGGGTACAAGTCGTTCATCGAGTTCGAGCTCGTTGGCGACCTTAGCGACCCAGCCGTAGTAAAGCAGGTACAGGAGCTAACTGGCGGGGTCAAGCTGGCGCGTATGACCATGGACTACACAGCAGGGGTAGGTGGCTCTGTGCCTCCGGCAATTCCCGGAGACCCCAAGTCCAACGGACAAAAGGTTCTAGAGCGCACCCGCACCGGTACCAGCCGTCCGTACGAGTACGACTACAAGCCAGGGCAGATGGTAGTCATGACCGTAGACGGGGCCCCAACGGCTGTGCTTCGCATCAAGGGCAACTACCGCCTCCAAGGCTACACCGCAGACGGCAGCGCCGTACTGCTCAACCGCACGACCGGCGAAACCGTTCAGCGCCCGATTGCCGACCTAGCCGCCCTCGAAGGATATGAGGCTAAGGCCTATGGCAAGAAGATCTACGGCACAAGCTCCGTCCCGGCCACCAAGGCGTCAGATGTCCTTAAGCCAGTAGAAGACACCGTAGACCTCAGAAACCTGGCTACCCCTGGTAAGGCACCAGTTACCCCACAAACGAAGCCTAGCGTGGCGGAAATCGGCCTCCCAGAGGATTCTACCCCGGCCCCGGTAGCACCAAAGCGTGGCCGTGTAATTCTTTCTGACAATATCGCTGATGCAGCAAAGGTAGGCAGCAAGGCTATTTGGGGTGACAACGTTGCTAGAAGTGGGCTTGGTGGTGCCGCCAAAGATGGGCGCAAACTGTTTAAAGAGTGGGGAATTGCAACAAAGAGAACTCCCTCAACGGATGAGGGTGCCTACTTTAAAGACACGCCTGGAGATGAAGCCACACTTGTTGCCGACATCGACAGGGTTCTTGCTATGGCAGAAAAAGAACTTGCAGCTGGCCGGGATGTTTATGTCCAAAGAAATATCGGGAAAGGGCTTGCAAAACTAAATGAGAATGCCCCGAAGCTCGCAGGAATCCTATCCGAGCGACTAAATAAATTCTATACTGAAAACCAAGGTGTAGTAGCCCCCGAAAAAACAACAACGGCGACGACCCCCGTGGAACCGGTGGCTCCAAAGAAGGGGGCTGGCAAGAAGACCGTATACCTAAGCGACCGGTCCACCAGCGACCGCTGGCCAGACCGGCCACAGTACCAATTGCCAAAGGGCGAGCGCTACATCGGCGTAATCGGCACCTCCGGCCGTAGGGTCGATAGCGCCCGACTGACGGCTGCAGACTTTGCGGCGATGGTAGAGCGCGTAGGCAAGACCGTCAGGGCCACCGACGTCCTGATTAGCGGCGGCGCAGCGTGGGCAGACCACGTTGCCGTCCAGCTCTACCTTGATGGCAAGGTTGGCGGACTCGTCCTGCACCTGCCTGGCAACATCGATACGGTCCAGTTGCCAGGTGAGACCCCACGCCTACAGTTCCGGCATGGAGGCATCAGTACGGCTGGCAGTACGGCTAACTACTACCACGACGCGTTCGCGATTGCTCTTGGCATGAAGCCTGGAGACACGCTGGCTCAGATTCAGCAGGCAATCGACATGGGGGCCGTGGTCACATTTGGAGATGGCGAGGGCCCTGCAGTCAGCACAAAAGAGATGATCAGCCCGTTTATCGCCCGCAACCGCTGGGTGGCGCAGGACGCGACGACCGGCCTGGTTACGCTTACCTTCAACCCATCGGCTGACGGCCCAGCTGACGGCGGCACGGCCAATACGGCTAAGGAGCATGCCAAGTGGAACAAGGGCGTCAAGCAATTCCACATCGACATCCGCAAGATTAGCCCAGACGACACCGAGCCTGAACGAATTGCCAAGTGGCAGGGAGTCCAGGCAAAGAAGGCAGAGCGTGCCGTGTCCCGCTCCAGAATGGTTGAGTCAGCACGCATTGATGCTACTGACCAGTCGCATTACGATCAACTTATTGGGCAAATCAGGGGAGCATCTGGAGAGTTTGGCGGGCTGGCAAAGGCCCGTCGATCAATTATTGCTGCGCGTCAGGGGAGACTCCTAAAGCTTTCGCAGACAGCAATCCTTCCTGAGCAGGTTCTATCTGCTGCTGCTCAGCTTCAGGCAATGGCAGGAACAGCCGAGAGTAGGCTTAGCCCAGACCAGCTGGAAATGATCTTCCCATCTGACGGCAGCACGCCAAGGATTCCAAACGTATTCTGGGACTCCACAACCCTTAAGGGCGGGAAGCTCCAAGTAAGGGAGCTGTTCGACCGCATGGCGCAGTTCGACCCTTCAGCTGGCCTATCGTTGCTGCGTCAGAGCGGACTGCATGCTGCATTCCGGTTCGGAATTGGTACTCGTGGAAAGCAACCAAGCATGGCAGACGCCATTGTTCTGCAGGCGCTCAAGTCTCTTGGCATTCCTGAGGAGACATTCCGACAGGACTTCCAGTACCGGCCTAAGTACGCCCTGCCTACAGACCCATATGACAAGGTTGAGAAAATCCACCGAGATGTCGACGCTGAGATCGAGAGGCGCATCAAGTCCATCAACGAAACGTGGGCAAAGATTCGCAAGTATGCTGACCACCCAGACATTGCGCTGCCAGTGCACACCATCACGATGCTGCTTCGCGGTATCGAGGCAGACCTGCAGAGCGAGCTTCCTGGCGCTGAGCGTAAGGACCTAGCTCCGGCAACTGCAGAGCTTCAGCGTACCCGGTCGATGAAGATGGGGGAAGGCGAGGGGGTTGCGTTTAAGCCGTACCGGCGGTCGATCTTTGACGCCGAAATCCCAGGCGCATTTAAGAATGCGTCTACTGAGGTGATGGCCGCGACTGCCGACCTTGCTGACGACCCCATCCGTAGGTACTACGAAATTAGTAGACTAAGCGGGCCGGAAGGTGAAAGCATCTGGGAGATCATGGGCGAGGAGGGTCTTGAGTACGACATCCACCAGAAGACCAGCCTATATGGCGGCACCGTTGACACAAACCCAGGATATCGACGTTATGTCATGGACATGGACGGAGTCGTTCCGTCCGGCTGGCTTGATCTAGACGAGCGCGGGCTGGCAACCGACGAGTTTGAGGGGTTCCAGAACCGGTTCGCCGTGGACGGCTACAATGCTGTTGCATCTGCAAGCACCAACTTGTCCAAGGCAATGATCGGATTCCACGTGTCTGCAGACCCAAGCGCTGGGATTCCACTTGGGCAGCGACGCCCTAACCTTGAGTCGAAGCTGACCCAGGCAATTAAGGCATACATCGGCAAGGGGCCAGGCGGCCTGCGACATGGCACTACAGACTACGAGGCAATCATCGGTGACGTGATCCCATATACGCGAAACTCTAGCAGCGTGCTTGAGATGCGTGACGGTCTTAGGTCTAGGTTCTCTGAGCGCATCGTTGTCCTAGCGTTCCAGAACAGCGCGGAAGAGTACGGCGGGATCTTTGACGTATGGGGACCGAAGTCTGTAGTCAGAATCAATAACCAGAAATACTACGTTGAGGACGACGTAAACGGAAGTTATCTGGAGATTGCGGGTAGAAAGATCTATCTCGGCGGCAGCAACGAGTCTGTGGTGATGGCGTTCTCAGAGAATGACCCAGTAGTGATTGAGATTATGAAGGACCCAGAATTCAGCAAGGCCGTGCTGACCGAGCCGTTTAAGCTTGGAGACACAGTGCAGTGGCCTGGCCTTTACGCCGGGTCACCTGACACCCCAAACATGTTCAAGCTGGATGTTGACCCAGTCGTGCACCAGACATTCCGCCACACGTCTCCACTGGTCAAGTGGGATGGTCGGCCGTTCCAGGGGGCATACGTCCCAGCTATCCAGGAATACGACACGCCGGAAGTTGGTGGAGACCCAACGCCTATCAGCGAGTGGGTCGTAGACCAAGCAACCGGGGTGTCGTATATCATCGACGAGAATGGCATGGTCACAATGGAGGCCGACGTGCCATCCACTCACGTCTTCGACGACTATACAGAACACGGAATCTATTCAGACGGCGTGCCGTTCGCAATCGCAAACGAAGTTGCACCTGGCCTAACTGTAGACCGAGTTAACCTAATCGAGCGCATTCTTTCTGAAGATCAGTATGATGCTCTTCGAAGAGGGCAAATTGGTCTTGACCAGATTGCAGATTACCCAACGCAAGGATTCTACGAAGGGTATACAATCAGAACAAAGGTAATAAATATCCCATCAGAAGAACAGGTAATTGACCCGCTGACAGGAAAGCCGTATGCAAAAAAGCTTGCGATGCCCCCTACTGTTGAGTACGGAAGATTGGGGGACACACTACCTCAGCAAGTTGGGTTTGCCGGAGAAACGTCTGCGGAGGTGCGAAGGAAGCAGGAAGCTGGGCTACCGACTCGTGGCCCTAGCGACGCTGAGCTTGACTACGAAGCGCTTGTTCTTGACGATTACGCACGTAACCACTTCGGGCAAGAAATCCGTGACGACTTTGTCGACACGACACTTTCTGACGCTGCTGCGGCTCCGGCCAGGAACCGAAACGCTGAGCGAGTTCGCCTATCTGGATACGATCCGATGGCGACACCTCCAGAGGCAATTCGCCCAGAGGTAGCGCCTATCCGTGACTTCGAGAGAATTCGTACCGCAAGGATGAATGACCCGCTGCCTGAAGCTGCTCAAGCGCTGCGTGACTCACTAATCCGAGACTACATGTGGCTACTGCGCACACGCTCAACTGACGCCGCGATGGTGCGCGGAGAGAAGACTGCCGCCACGTTCCGCGACCTTGTGCTTGAGCGCACTCTAAGCCTGGCCAGGGCGACGTCTTCCGGGCAGTATCGAGAGATTTTGTTCAGCCACGCTGACCGCGTAGCAAGCGCTGCTTTTACTAGAATTGCTGTCCGCGACATTCTAGAGCCGCTAAACGACGACCCAACCCTTGCTGAGCCTGTAACCTCTATCTTTAAGAAGGTCTACGACGAGCAGGCCATGGCCGCCAGCACCAGGGACGGTGCGTTCGCGTTCGACCGCGATGAGCGCCAGGCACGACGACAGCTAGTTGCAGCGCAGGAAGACCTTAGGAAGCTGATGTCGGTGACGACTGAGCTGGACGGTCAGGCAAAAATGGATATTGAAGATGCTAAGCTCAGGATTGAAGCCGCGCAAAACAAGCTCGATATGATTGTCAAGCAGACAGACCAGCCAAGCCACTCTGTTGCACGAGCTCTTGCAAAGAACATTGCCCGAGCGCTTCTGCTTGAGCGCTCTGCAGACGAGACCACGGCCCTTAGCATCGAGAAGATTTACCAGCAGATTGAAGACCAGGCCCAGATGGCAGAGGAAGTGTTCCAGCGTGATGCAGCCAATGCAGACCTTGCGGCACCGGCAGCTGAGCAGGCCGCACCTGAAGTAATTAACAGCGAAATGATTGAACGCCTGATGGCCATGCCAACAAACGAGCGAAAGGCTGCAGTTGTAAAGATCCTCAATGAGCGAAAGCGCATCGCAACTAAGCCTGTTGTAGAAGACCCAATGAAGGTAATCATGAAGGCACAAGATGGGGCAGTGCGCACGCCAGGCCCTGACCCAGTGGTAGCTGCCGAGCAGACGCTTGCTAAGGCAAAGTCCTCACTTGCCGATGCGAAGAGGCGGCTAAAGGGTGCGCTGACGGCTGAGCAACGATACGCTACCGAAGCGGAAATCGTCACGAAGGAACGCCTTGTAACCGAGGCCCAGTCTCGACTTGCTTATGCCAAGAGCCACCAGGCGCCCGTAGAAGAGGTCGTTGCTCCGAAGCAGAATCTGCCAGAACCTAAGATTAAGGACGCAGACCCAGAGCTAGTGCGGTACATTAAGAGGGCCACACCTGAGCAGCTCGCTCAGCTTCGTGATGACACGTGGATGCTGCTGTCCCAGCACCTTGCTGCAGACGGCGACTACGACGGCCTTGTACGAACTATGGACTCCTACCTACGACTTGGCGATAGCCGAGGAAAGTCACTTACCCAGGGTATGAACCTTGTGTTTGATAACAACGGAGCATTCCAAATCCCGTCAGAGCTACTGAGCTACAAGAACGAAGCCGGAGCCACTGTGCATCTGAGACCGCAAGTCGCCATCAAGAACCCAAACATCAGAACTGGCTACTCGCGCCCGGACGTAGCAAGAGACTTCATCTCAATTAAGGACTTTAGTAGCTTCATTGAGGCAGCAAAGCCCAACATTAGCAACGAGGCGTACATGCAGCTGGCTACTATTCTGCAGTACGTAGAGCGAGTTGCAGAAAACAAGGATGTTCCGGGGGACAAGAAGCTTGGGTTCTACCTTGGGTCTGACGAGAAGATCGGAGACACTTCAGCACGCCGACTGATCGTAACCACTGCACCGCGAGCTAACGAGGACGGCGTATTCTGGGCAAGCCAGCAAGAGGCACCAACCCCGTACAACGGTCAGGGCGCCTCATTCGATTCCGACTACATGTTCAACGAGTTCAACCCAGGCCGTCTTGGAGGGGTTACCGCAGACTCGATGGAACGCCTTCTTCGAGAGATGGGTGCCAGCGATTTCCTGCAGGTTAAGCGTCGCGCAGAGTCCAGCATTGAGCAGTCAGTTGGTCCGGAAAGCCAAAAGCAAAGGATTCAGCCGTTTGACATTGACGTAACGGCCGGCTTGCCAATTGCCAAGGAAATGGGCAGCATTATGTCAAACCTGCTTGTTGAAGGGGCTATTACCCAGGAAGAGTTCGATGTGTTCCTAAAAGAGGGAGTAACTTGGGACAATATCCTCAATGCTATCGAGGACCCTGTCCTAGACACAAAGGGATCGTTCAAGGGGCGAATGGTTGCATACAAACTACTTGACGCTGCTATCCGAGCTAGGTTCTCGACCATGTTTGACGTAGTCCTGGCCAGGGCCGGAGTGTCACCACAGGACCGGGCGGTAGCTGTGCCAAGCGAGTGGAAGGACAACAACCCGTTCGAAGTAAACCCAGAGGATGGCACGTTCCGACTCCGCCCACTAGACAGCAGCCTGGAGCATGCCGCAGGCCCGTTCACCCTGAAGGAAAAGAACTGGCACCAGTACTCATGGGAAGAAGAAGCCTTTAAGGGGAATCCTCTAGTTAGCGACTTCATCAAGTACCTGCGCCGCGAGAATAACGGCATTAACCCACGAGAGGCTGAGCAGCTGGCAAGGAACCTTGAGCAGATTATTCAGCACCGCCAGGAAGCGATGCTGTCGGCTGAGGCTCTTGGAACTGAGCCCATGGGCCAGCAGCGCGGGCGATGGATGCCAAAGATTGGCGGTAAGACAGCCGTCGCTGGAGCCACAGTGGCAGGCACGCTTGGGGCATACCTGCTAGCAAAGAGCGACGACGAGAAGGAAATGGCCCTTGCTGGGGCTCCGGTCCAGGCTGGATTTGAAGTACTGAGCCGGGCGGTCGGCGGCGCACCTGCAGCTGCTGTTGGCCTAGGCTTGACATACTCTCAGGGAGGAGATATGCTACGCGCCCTTAGCGGCATGGCCGGGTCTATTGCTGGCGGCTTCCTTGGCGGAGCAGCTGGCCTAATCGGAGGCCCAGTTGGCGGGTTTGCTGGCGGACTTGCCGGAAGCACGGCGGGGTATATGGCCGCTGACACACTGTATTCGGCCATTGCTGGTGACCATGGAGCCCCAGTACCTGCCAACGTAGGCCAATTGGCTCCTAACCAGCAGACTCAGGCCCCAATGCCTCAGCTAACGGCCCCACAGCAGCCACAACAAGGGCAGACTGCTGGCCAGGTGGACACTTCAACCGCCCTTGGACAGGCTAAGATGCTAGAGGGGATCTAATGGACACGCTTGAAGAGCTTCAGA